TGACCTCGGTCAGGCGCTGCTGTTCGCTGGTGAACTCCGATTTGGTGACCGTCTGGGTGATCTTGGCATTGATGCCATCCAGCACCTGCTCGGCCTCGGTCAGCCGTTCGCCCTGGGCATCCACCACGGCATGATCGGCCTTGGTGGCCAAGGTGCCGGTGGCGGCATCCAGTTTCTGGTTGATCTCGGTAAAACTGGCCTGGGTCTCGTCGCGCAGCGCCCGCACCACATCCATTTCAATCTCGCCGGTGCCAGGGTTAACCGTGAAGATGGCATCGCGCAGATCGCCCATCTCACTCTGCACCTGGTCAATCTTGCCGTGCAGCTTGTCTTGCTGCAGGACGGTATCGATGCCCATCTGACCCAGGTGATTCTGCTCATCGCGCAGCAGGTTTTCGGTCTGCTTTGACCGCTCATCAAGGGCCGACAGGGCATCACCCAGGCCGGTCATCTGCTGGTCGATGACGGGCACCCGTTCAGCAATCGGCGCGACGGTTTCGCTCAAATCGGTGAACTCGCGTTCGACCAGCTCCAGTTTGCCAATGATGTCAGGGATCGCTTGATCAACGATGTCCGCGATCTGCTCGATGGGTTTGCGCAGCTCCTCGCGCAGGTGCTCGCCGCCGATCTCACCATCCAGGATGTCGAGAATGGAAGCAGCGTCATACGAGGTTTTGCCACTGGCCGCGAACAGCCCGGATTTGCCGTAGGCGTTGACGGCCCGCAACCACACGTAATAGGTGGTGTCAGGCTGCAAGCCCTGAAACGTCATGTACGCGCCCAGGCCCGCATTGGTGGCCTTGCCCTGCACTTCGGCCAGGGGCAGCTGCACTTTGCTCCACCACCATTCACACAAGGTGCCGTAGGACTGGCCGCCGGTGAACAATGGGCGGAATGCCAGGGACCAGTTGCCCGCCTCGACTTCAACCCCAACAGGGATAGCGGGCACTTCTATGGTGAACGAGACGGATGCGACCGGGGAGTGGGCGCCAGTCAAGGCTACCGCTCGCACCATCGCCACATAGTTACCAGCAGGCAGGCCGTTGACTCGGCAAGATTCACCAGGGCTTTGCGCCGTCATGACGGTGACCGGCGGCTTGCCGGGAGTCAGCCGCTGTATGATCACCTGGTTGTAAGCAATGGTGCCGACGTTGCGCCAGGACAGCACCCCCTGAACGATCTCCCCTACGGTTTCGACTTCATACCGGAGCTGGTCAGGCATGGCCATGCCGCCCACTGGCAAATCGGTAATGTCAGGGCGCTCCATCGGCAAGCCAATGGCATCAGCCCACACCCCCACCGATTCCTCCCGGAGGGTCAACTGAACGCCATCCATCAGATCGAATGACCAATCAACCACTCGGAACTCCACGCCATTGATCCCCAGGGCGGGGATGTAGAGGCGAAGGTATGAGCCGGGGCGGTACTGCCAACCAGACAGGTTGACCGAACAGGTGATAGTGCGGGAGGTGCGGCGCTGGCGCAGCAGGATGTTAGCCAGGCGCTGGGCCTGCCAGGGGGAAGTAACAAACCGGAAATCAAGATCCTCGGTCAGCTCCTGTCCGCCGTCCTCTTCAACCCACTGAGCCACCTTGACGGCGGGGAAGTCCATTTTCTGGAACGTCTCGCCATCAATGAAAGTGCCCACCACAGTGTTGATACGGTCACTGGCTGGGGGCTCAGGCAGCAGATCGGTGTCACCTTGCAGCTGATGATCAAACAAGTCCTCGCTGGCGGGGCCATAGTAGGCACCGACCACAATGCCGTGCATGCCGCTGACATAGGTCGGCTGACCAGCGCAGGACATGTGCATGTCTTCCAGGATCTTGGCCGGAGCCTCGCTCAGGTCGAATTCACCGTTGATCGCGTAGCGCTTCTCCCGAGTACCATCCTTGAGGGTGATCAGCTCATCGCAGATGTTGGCGGCAATAATGAACTCGTTCATACGCAGCTCATCATCTGGCACCTTGAGCCATCGGCGGTAGTAATCCAGGATGACCAGGGCGGCGTTGTCTGTCAGCTTGACCTTGTTATCACGGGGATCCCACACCTCAGCGCCAAACTTTTCCATCTTGATATTGGGCAACCCGGACGGAAACTTTTCAGCGTCAAACTTGAGCGTCAGGCGTACCCAGGCGATCCCTTGCCCAATCATGTCCTCTCGCCAGTTGGGGCAGTTCGCCAACATGTAGGGGTCACAGGTCTGGCGATCATTGTGCAGCTCGTAGCTGGCCAGCTCGCCGAACGTCTCTATCAGATCGTCACCAAGCCAGATGCGGCCCAGGCCATTTATCTTGTGGCCTGCGATTGTGAGCGCCAGATAAATCAGCTCACCATCTGTTTGATCTCCCACCTGCTCCTTGGCATTGGAAAGCAGGCCGGACGAGATCACGCGGCCATACACTGCCACCTTGGAAGAGGAGGCCGCTCGCAGCACCTGGCTGCGCTCACTGGCCCCACGAAAATCAGAAAATGAGGGGGTCTTGGTGGTCAGCATCATGGCGGCCATGGATGCCATGGCGCCGATGGCATACGCCGTCGTCAACACCACACCGGCAGCGAAGGCCGCCGACCCCGCCGCAATACCGACTAACACAGGGACAATGACAGGTGGCATTTATTCAACTCTCCAGGCAATCAGGGGAACAACACCAGGCACGGGGGCTGCCCCCTGATCCGTCATGGCCCACACTTGACCGGCCCACATCACGCCAGCCGTCTGGCCAAGGTCACTTTCGAAAACCACGGCATCACCGCGCTGGGCCATTTCAGGGATAACCCGTTCAAAGTGGGCATCCAGTACGGCGGGGATGGAGCCGTGCAGCTTGGCCAGCACCCGCTTGGCGCCAACTTCCGTGGTGTAGCGGTTGCGGTAGTCGGCGGCGGGGTCTTTGCCGCAAGCCGCGACACAGCAATCGGCGACAAACAAACAACAGTCAGCCGAGCCCCAAAGAAAAGGCCGCCCGGAGGCGGCCTCGATAGCAGCAATGATCCGCTGCTGCCAGTCTTGATAGCGCATGGTCAATCCTTATAGGTCGAGTCAGGCCCATCTTTCGCGGAGCCCCAGAAGATGGTGCAGTTGGCCATCCAGGTCTGGAGCCTGAAAAACGCATCGTTAGGGAAGAGGCGGCGGTGACTCTCATCGGTGCAGCGCATGGAGAGCCCCTTTTTCCAGTCCTCGAAGATGTTGGAGATCGTCAGTTGTACCGTGTTGGTTCTGCCCACCTTCACCGGCGTTGACGCGATCCGTCCCTTATACTGCAAGGCAGCGGCCACCAAGGCGCCGGTGTCGTCCAGCACAACCAGGAACAACCAGACCAAGCGCCCAACCAGGCGCTCTTTCATCACCTCAGCCAACAGGGAGTTATCAAGCCCGGTCAGGGTCATGTTGAGTTGTGTCGGGGACGTAGTGAGCTGTTCTTTCTGGGGGCTGATCTGCCCCATGGCACCTATGCCGTAATAGACCTCACCGCCGATCACGGCCTCCCCCAGGCCAGTGTGCAGCCGGGTGATGCCGCTCGGGAGATCTATCTTGGTTGCATAGAACGCCGTCACATTGGGCCGGTTAAAAGCGGCAACAATGGCGGGATCAAGGCCGGTCATGATCATGGGTAAAACGCCTCAATCAGGGACAAGTTGACATCGGTAAACACCCCAGGGACACGGTGAAACACCCCTTGTTTGTCATCCTTCAACTTGAACACCCCGCACGGGCGATCAACTACCAGAGGAGTTCCTGACGGGTAGTGCTGCCGGAGCATCGGCGCGATACGGATCAGGGCGCCGCCAGCGCCATCTGAGCGCACATCCTCCAACACCCTTTTCAGCTCGCCACCCACTTGCACCCAGTCGCCAACACGTAACACCAACTTGTTTGGCGTCCAGCCACGGGTGGTGAACTGCTTTCTCATCGAGATAGCTTCTGTCACTACCGGATGGCCAAACACGGGCTGAGGGCTGCCGACCAACTGGGCGGCAAAGTCCCAGATACGCACCCGGCCACTTTGCCCATCAAGCGAGAAGATGAAGGACTCAAGGCGGCGGGCGGCTGGGGAAGGCAGGTTCTTGAACGTTAACTGGACGCCGACCTTGGAACCCGGCATGGACACTGTCTGGTTAGAGCCCGTCCAGGGGGATTCAAAATCGCGCCCCATCCCTTCCAGCCCCAGTGACATTTCGTTGGGGATGATGTCCGTAGGCCAATCGATTACATCTGCCAATTAAGCACCTCACACATTGAGCATTCGCCGGATCTGGCCACGGCCCGCCACATCCTGCACAACCATCTGGTAACCCTGCTGGGCACCCTGCTGGGCACCACGGCGGGCAGCCTGCTCCATCGCTGCGGCCAGAGCCTCATCACCAGAGCCAGATACAGCAATATGCTGAATGATGGTGACCCCATCGCCGTCACCACCTCCCTTGCCAGCGGCCCGAGCCAGGATCGCTTCGGAGTCGCGGCGACTGGTCACGTTGGCAGGGCCTTTTATCAGGGTGCCGTTCACAAACTCATCGCCCAGCTCTGACACAATGCCGAACTGGTTGGCCGGGATGTGCCCGCCCTTATCAAACAAACCGGCAATCGCCTGACCGGCCACCATGCCCGCTGACGCATAGCCCATCATCCTGACGCTGTTGGACAGACCGATGGAGTAAGGGGGCGGGAAGGCGGCCAGCGCCTTGGCGGCGGCCTCTTCCGTTGACACGATAATGGATGGAATGGCTGCCGCTTTTTGCATGGCGAACAGGGCTTTATAGATGCCGCTGTGCTCCATGCCTGCTTGTTGCAGGGCAGAGGTGGTAATGCTCATGGACTGCTGGGTAAAGCTCAGCAGCTCAGCGGATACCGCCGACTGGTATTCCCGCTGTTTGTTGACCCGGTCGTTTTCGATCTGCAACAGGCGGGACTGGTGATCTTGCTCCAGCATTTCGCGGCTGGCGTGGTACTCCATCTGGAGTTGGAATTGCAGCTCATGGTTAGTCGCTGCCGCATCGTAGGCTTGCGAATACTGCTGCTGGAGGCGCTGTTGAGATTGCTGCCAACGGCTCTGTTCTTCGATAACAGAGGCGCCATACTGCTCAATCCGCGCCACGTTGCGGGCGTCGTAGAATGTTTTATCTACGCCTTCCATCGCTTTGTTGCTGTTGTCCAGCAGCTGCAAGCGCTTATCCAACTCAGCAGCAATCGCCCGATTCTCCTGCCGGAAAGAATCCACCGGGCCGTAGTTGATAGCCCTGGGTTTCTTCGGGGCCTTGGGTGCCTCGGGGATCACAGCAACACCACGCACCGACCCACCAGGGGGAGGCAATGGATCCGGGCCATCGCCGCCGCTGGTTGCAGCATCCTGAATAGACTTTTTCAGGGTGTCCAAGTTCTGGAAATATGAGGCCCAGCCCTCAGAGCTGGACTGGGACAAGAACGCCTCCATATCGCCCTTGGCCAGCTGCATGGCTGTCCCCAACTCATCGAGCTGACCCAGCATGGCATCAGGCTCACCGGCATCTTGGTACTCGTTAAATGCCTTGTTGTAGTCCATCCGAGCGGCAGAGTAGGCAGCGGCGGCTTTCAGGTAACCGTTTCGGGTTTCCTGGTCGGCGCCGATGTTGAATACCAGGGAAGCTTTCTCAAGCGTGGTGTCGATGGTTCGGATGAACTGCTCCAGAGCGAGAGAGGCAGACCGCACCCCTTCGATCACATAGAGCGCCATCCCCTTGCCAAGCTCAGCGAAACCGCCTTTGGCATCGGCAGCATCGACAATCCACTGACGCATCAGGCGCGAGCCTTCGGAGATGGCTGGGGCCATGCTGGCCTTGACCTGCTCCCACAGCGCTCCCATGACGGACATCAGGCGCTGGATCTCGAGACGGGCTTCACGCACGGCAGCGAACTGGCCGCCGGATAACGCCATGCCCATGCCGTCGATCTCGTCGGCAAAACGGAACAGCTCGCCTTTGTTGGTGTAGAGGGTATCGAACAACTCTGCCGCCGCATCATTCAGCTCATCGAGCCAAAAACGGGCATCTGCTGCGCTCATCTTTTGCAGCTCGGCAGAGAAGGCGCGCAGTTGCTGATCTGGCGACATTGCCGCCCAGTCCTGGGCCGACTGTCCAATCTGCTTGAAGAAGTCCACCAAGGGCCCGCCGCCGGTCTTGGCCGCATCGGAGATCCGAACGTTCAAGTCCTTGACGACATCCGACAGGCGCTCCCCGTTGGTGCCAGCCCATTCCGCTGCCTGGGCGTAGGCGTGCCACTGCTGCGCGGCAATGCCTATGTTTCGGCCAAGGTTGGCCGTCTTGTCAATGCTGTCATAAGCCGCCTTGATACCGGCGAGCGCCGCGCCTGAGCCCAGGGCGATAAGGGCGCTGCGCAGTGAAAACACCTCGGTGACCAGCGTCCGCACACCGCCGGCCACCACTTTCCCGGTGTTGACGACATGACCACCAAAGGTGGTGAAGTCTTTGCGGGAACGGGCCAGCTCCTCCCGGAACTGGGCCGCATTCAGGCCGAGCGTAGTGACCAGGCTGCGCAATACGGCCATAGGTTATCCTCTGATGTGGTTAAAACAGGACGGATCTCAGCGACAGCTGAGACTCTTCCGGGGTGATTTTTTCTGGATCAGGGAGGGGAGGGTGCAGGCGCTCATATTCGAGCGAGTAATGGGCCAGCCAGGTGGTCAGTTCCGAAACGGGCAGCGCCTCGATTTCGGTGATCGTCTTATGCAGATCGATCGCTAACCTGATCACCAGCTGCTTGGTCTGGCTGACCCTTATCGTTTTTTTCAGCGGCCAGCGCCAGTTCGTCCATCCGGTTGAGGCGCTTCGCTACCGGCACCAGTCGGTCGAGTACCGACAGAGGCAGGCTTTCCAGCAGGGCTGGCACCTGTTCTTGGGTGGCGATCGGGTTGCCATCTTCGTCCACCATGCAGCAGACCAGCAGCGACATCATCCATTGGTATGGGTTATCTGCCAGCGGCTGACCAGTTATCTGGTTGAAATTGGTTACCTGGTACTCCATCAGCTTGGACACCGACATTTCACGCACGATGATTTCGGCTTCTTCGCCCAGCTCTGGAACAGGCACGAGCTCCTGACGAAGCGATAACTTGTTGAGCAACAGCGCCGCTGTCACCGATGGTTTTTTCTTTGCGGCCATTATGCACCTACCCCCACTTTGCCCCACTTGGTCTTGCCGTTCTGTTTGCACGGCACCACGAAATCAATGGTCTTGTCACCCTGGGTTTCGTTGCGCAGATAACCCAGCAACACCACCTCGTATTCCGCTGTCACATTGTCGGGCCAGATGTGTTGAACGATGACAGTCTTGGTGGCCTGAGCCGCCGCAATAAACAACTGCTGGCCCGCATCGGTCGGGTAAGCCATGCACTTGAACTCTTTCTCTGGGCCATCGAACATCCCGGCAATGGAGCGCTTGGCCGTGTCTTCCAACGTAGTTTGGTCCAGCACGGGATTTTTCTCGCCGACTTGGCCAATGGACAGCATCCCAGGGAGGGGGGTGAAATCGGCATCGTCCTTGGTCTTGAACTTGGTTTGAGTCCCAGCGGCCAAGACCCCATCTTGGGGGGTGTACTGAAAGCGGGTTGCTGCGGTCATAACGCATTCCTTCTGTTTGTCGTTTGGATTTCGATGATGGATTGCTTGGTTGTCGTGTCCAGCGAACTGGGTGAGTCTCGAGGCTCGGACACGGCGATGCATTGGAAGTCGTCTGTTTGCCTGCCATCAAGCTGGCGCAGACGCTCGCCGATGGCGTCCCCCTCCAGGCGAGTGGCGGCCAATATCTCCAACTGCCAAAAATGCTGCTGGAGACTCACCCCACCCTCAAGGGGTCGCAGGCCGTCAGGAGAGCTGACCAGGCTGTAGGCGATTGCAGGAATAGACTCTTCTTGCGGTATGAAGTCGGGATAAACAGGCACCTGGCTGGCGGCCTTTATCAGCTCAAAAATAGCGGCTCGCTTTATCATCTGATTGCCTTGTCGATGGCTGCGCCCAGGTGATCTTTCTGTACGTCCAGCACCTTCTCCACGTTCTCATCGAGACCGGGGCGCAAGAATGGGCCAGCAGGGATGCCGGGGTGGATCAAGCTCTCTTGCCCTGGGCGACTGCGGCGCAGGTGTGCTCGCTTGTTGGCGCGCTCGGTATCCTTGTGGCTCTTGAGGCTGGCCCCACTGGCAAGACTGTGCTCGCGGGTTCCATGCTCCAGCCAGTACGCATAGACCGGCGCCTCCACGTATTTACCTGCCGCCTGTTGTACCTTGTAGGACTTGAACACACCGACAGAGGCAACGACATCAGCAAACCGGGGGTTCCTGGGAATGGAGACGCGCAGCTTGATGGACTCACCCAACAGGCCGGTGTCGTGGTTCCACTTCTGCTCATAGAGGGAACGAGTACGGGCCAGCACCGGCTGGGCTGATTCTCGCATCACCTCGCGCAAGACCTTCTTCTGGGTGACCAGATCGAGGGACGCCAGCTGCTGCTCCAGATCAGAAAACCCGTCCAGGTCGATGGTGCTGATCATTGGTCAACCTCACAGAAGAGGATCAGCGTGCTGCGCTTGGCATCTGGCTGAACCAGTTTGATATTGACGGTGAGATCATCGCGCACCAGGAAAACCCGGTTGGCGGCGGTCACGCCGGAGCGGTATCTCAGCTTGATGGTGTACTGCCCTGCAGCGACCTCTTTGCCAGCCCTCAACTGTTCACGGCCACCAATCATTCGGACATCTGCCCAGATAGGGCTCGACTCTTGCCACTGCGCCAGCGGCTGGCCAGCAGCATCTTGCCCTGACGCCTTGGTCAGAATGCGGATCTGATCTCGGTACTCACCGGCTGCCATAGAAACCTCCAATAAAAAAACCCCGCCGAAGCGGGGTTTGTTTTGGTGACCGGTCAACTGTGGTGCCACCATATCCTAACCTTGTTGACTATCTGCCACGCCACACCGAGCAGCAGCACAGCCCCACCGTACCCCAGACTTGAGAGTGTCCAGTCACTCCCCTTGGCATTGAGCCAAAGCGGTGTAAAAACTGTCATTGCCAAGCCCATGGCCATCAACAGATAAGCCCACAGAACCTGCTCCTTCAGCTGCTTGGATGTCTGCTGTGTGGTCGTCAGCCGATCACCGGTGTCCACCACATCAGCCAACTGCATGACCGGCGACCCACAATGCGGGCAACTGGCCGCCTTGTCAGACACCTTGCCGGTACATTCGCCACACTCGATAAGCGCCATTGTCCCTCCCGTATCAATCCCGGTAGGGTATATCCGATCAGGCCCCTGATCCAGCCATCACGGATCCGGCGGCAACTCGGGGAACAAGATCCGGTAGGGGCCAAGCGCATGGGAGTAAGCCAGCGGCAGCTCTGCCACGATAGTGCCAGTGATGATGGGCTCGCGGTTCTCGTAGAACTGCGCCGCCGACATAAGAACCGCCAGGGTGACAGCCGGGTTCTTCACGCTGATACCATAGTGATCGGTATCGGGGATTTCCTCATCGCTGTCGTAGATCTTGCGGCCCATGTAGTTGGAAGCCGCCACTTCGGCGGCCCCCAGGTACAACTCCAGCAGCTCGTCTTCATCCGTCATGCCTGCATCGAGGCGAAGCTGTTTTTTCAACAGCGAGATGTTGAGCAGTGCCATCTGATTACGCCTTATCGGTTTTGGCCTTGACCTGTTTACCCTTCGGTTCCTCTTCGGTCGCTCCCGCCTTGGCGCTCTCTTCAGCAGCCCGGGCCTGCTCTTCTGCCAGCGCGGCGGCTTGGGCTTGCTGCTGTTCGCGGGCCTGATACTCAGCCAGCTGGCGCTTGAGTTCGGCCTCGGTGTCATAACGAGCGATCCCGATCCTGACCAGTTCGTCTGCCTCTTCCTGGCTGGCAACCGGCAGTTTATCGCCTACGTTGCCCCGCTTTTCACCACACAGCGAGGTGAGCAAAATTACGTGCATGGGGTCTCTCCATTCAGCCGGGGGCATGGCCCCCGGCTTGGTTGATTAAGCAGCCTTGAGGGTCAGCGCCTTGACGGCTGCGGTATCTTCCAGCAGCGCATCGAAGCGGTGGAACATCAGGAAGCCGACCAGACCGGCCTCGGCATACTTCTCGTCCAGACGGCGCAGGGCCATCCCTTTGACGCGGCGGATCTGGAAGTAGCTGAAATCGCCATAGAGCACCGCTTTCTTGCCAGCGGCCACATCCGGCATGCCCTGGTCGATCTGGTACTGATCGCCGTCAATGGTCGCCGGGGCAACACCGGACACATCCGGCAGCCACAGCGGGCGGCCATTACCGTCCTTGAGTTCCTTGAAGCCGAGCAGGGTGTTGTCGTTGAACACCCAGCGGGTGTTGCCTGCGCGATAGGCCGGATCCACCGAGTGTTTGAGCTTGAGCAGATCACCGTGGGCAATGGAGCCCGCCACCGCAGAAGTCACACCACCGGTCAGCTGCATGGTCAGACCCTTGATGTTGTTGCCCTGGCCGTCACCGTTCAGCAGTTGCTTTGCTTCACCTCGGCCGAGGCGAGATCCGATGCGGCGGGCGATCAGGCCAATGACATCCACGCCGCTATCTTGCAGCAACTCGTCACTGATCTTGATGGTCTTGGAGGTCATCTTCTTGGCACCGATGGCAATCTGGCCAAAGTCCATGTCCTTATCGCCACCCTCTTCGGTTTCACCGATCATGACGCCTTCATCCGCAGTGCCATCAGTGGTCACCCAGGTAATGGGCGATCCGCCATCGGTCTCGAACACAGTGGAGATATTGGCCACACCGCCGAAGGCTTTCATGGTTTCCACAACGCGGTTGCGGAATTCGGTGGGGACGGTAAAGCCGCCCTTGGAGTCCACGTTGGTCGCCTGGGCTCGCATTTCCTTGAACAGCGCACGCTCCTCGCTGGAGAGTGCCGGGTAGCCACCGCGCAACACGGTTTCCAGCACCTTCATCTGGCGGGCTTCGGCGACACTGGTATCGAGGTCAATGCCAGAACGGCGCTCGGGCTCGTTGTTGACGTTGTCAGAGTCCAGGTTGAGCAGGCGCTCTTCGCGGACGATCTGGGCGTCCAGTTCGTCCAGCTCCTTGACCATGTCGCCCCACTGCTTGGTGGCGGGCTCATCCCAGCGCTTCTCGCTGTAGTCATCGTTCAGCTTGCGCATCTGACCGGCGATGGTGCTGCGCTTCTGCTTCAGTTCGTGCAATTTCATGGGCATACGCTCCGTTATGGCAATAAAAAACCCGCCGAAGCGGGTCAGGTTTCACAGCACCATCAGGCGCCAATCAGTTGTAAATGTCGTTCGCGCCGCTCGCGGGCCTCATCTTCCTGGGCTCGGCTCTCTTTATTCTTGAACTCCTGCATGGAGCGGGAGGCAGCAGTTGCGTCAGGGTAGGCAGGGAAGGCCACCGGCCCCACATCGTAGAGGCGGGCGAACTTGGTGATCTCCCGCGTCAGTAACCCATCGTCATCGTAAAACCAGCGCTCGCCATCGTGGGCCACCTTGAACTGGAATGAGCTGGCATCGATGTCACCGCGCAGCATGGGGGCCAACACCAGATCTTGCACCGTCTGGGTCGATGGGGCGTCAATCTCGTAACGCAACCCCTCATCATCTATCGACAGGTGCAAGGTGCCGCTCTTGGTACGGCCAAGAACAAAGTTTCGGTCATGGTTGAACAGCCCGCGCACATCGTCCTGCATCACCCCATCGAAGGCGCCAGGCTTGATGATTTCACGAAAGCCGCCGAGGTTTTCACTCAAGCGGTTAAACACCGCACCATACCCGATAATCTTCGGGCCTTGCCCGTCAGCGGCGGGATCGGCTCGCACTTCACAGCGAAAGAAGCGGCGTTCGCTATCATTCGGCATTGGTCACCTCATCTTCTTGTTGTTTGTTGTCCTGCTGGCTGGCGGCGTTGACCGAGATCAGGAAGTTGTCGAGCCCATCGACCCGGTTCATATCTTCCAGCACGCGCACCTCATTGCGGTTCATCCAGCCATCGGTGATGGCGTAGTGGTAGAACTCGGCCCGCTCTTTGGCGGTGCCGCGCAGCAGGCCGGCCAGGTTGAACTTGACGTAGTAACCGGCCCGCAGCTCGGCCTCGGTGAACACCTTGCGGTTGATCTCCTGCTCCCAGCGCACAATCCATGGCATCAAGCATTGCCTGACGAAGTGGATCGCCTGCTCGCTGATGTTGGAGAAGGTGGCCCTGTCCAGGTCGTTGATCATGTAGCTAGGCACGTTGTAGATCCCCGCTACCTCGCTTCGGTTCATCTTCTGCGTTTCGAGAAACTGTGCCTCTTCCGGCGGGATGGTGATCGCCTTGTAATCCAGATCACCGGTCAGCAAGGCGGTGCGCCCGCTGCCCTTGCCGATACCCCCTTCACGCCATGAGCTTTTCAGGTTGGCGCGATGTTGCTTGCCTTGTTCTGCCGCCATGTTCGGCGTCTTGTCGATCAGGATGCCGGATGGGCGACCGCCGCCGCCAAAGAACTGGCTCCCATATTTCTTGGTGGCCAGCCCCAGGCCGATGGTCTCGGCGTGATAGCGGATAGGGCTGGCGCCCCACAGCTTGTCGGCACCAAAGCCCTTGATGTGCACTGCGTCATAGATGGGTAGGGCAAACCAGCGATGCTCCTGATCGTCATATGCTGGGTAGTACCAACCGGACTGGCCGCGCTGCGGCTGGCCGATATGCTCTGGTTCAAACAGCACCAACTCGGTCAGCTGCCCCGTTCGGCGATCCCTGATTAGCCGCGTCACGGCGTTGCCATGTGCCAACACCGTTTGCTGCGACTGCTCCCGCCAGTCATAGCTGCTCTGGAACATATTGGGCGAGGCAGACAGCAGGTAATGGGCAGGGTGGTCATTGCCAGGGACAACATTCCCCCCTTCCTTGCGCAGTACATGGATGGGCATCTGGGCCATCGCGCTGGCCAGCCGGTGAATACAGGAATACACCGCTGCCAGCCTCATCGAGCTGGCAGGCGTCACCGAGACGCCGCTCTCTGTCGCGGCACCAAGGCCAAACCATTCAGCGAGACCAGGATCAGATGAGCTGATGGTTTCACTGCGGGCATCAGCCCCGAACAGCAGACTGAACATCTCGGCCCCCTTGTTGCTTGAGCTTGACCATTACCAAGACAGTCAGCAAAACCAGACCGACCAGCAGACCGCCAGCCAGCAGCAAGGCAGGGCCTAAGCCATACATCAGGTAAGTGCCACCGCTCATCAGCAGGACGCCGAGCAGCAGGGCCGCATCAATCAAGTACCGCGTCCGTTGGGTCATAATCATCTTCCGAGTAGGGGCTGCTGAATGCGCCCTTGTTGAGCATGGCGCGGCCGATTGCCATGATGGCCGCCATTGCGCCGTCGATTTTGTTGTCCTTGCCCTCCTTGCGAGGGAACACGTTCTCGTTGGCATCCTCACGCGCCGTCACGTTGCCGATCATCCAGTTCATCACCGGGTTATCGTCATGGTGCAGGCGGCCAGCGGCCAGTGCAGACTCCATCTCCTTCATCGGCGGCGACAGGTGCGCCGTGGTTTGCGGGATAGCCACAGGCAACCAGCCAGCGGTTGCCAGCTGTTGGGCCAGCTGGGCACTGTTCCATGGGTCGTGCGGGATCTCGCGGGGTGAGTAGGTGCTGGCCAGGGCCGCCACCTCTTCGCCTATCTCGCCGAAATCAATCTCCGCCCCATCCGTGGGCGTCAGTGCCATGCCGCCAGCATTGGGCCACACCGTCGAGATCCACTGCTGGTACTTGTCCAGGTTGCGGTTGTCCGGGTCGTTGGTGGTGTCCTCCGGCAGCCAATGGCGGGTGAACAGGTAGTAATGCAGCAGGCCATCCGCCTCATAGCGAGCAAAGCAGATCGCCAGTGAGCAGACGTCCAGCTTGCTGGCAAGGTCGAGCGCGAACCAGCAAGGGCAGCCAATAAAATCCTCAATCTTCAATGACGCATCGGCGGCACTGCGCCAATGGTCGTAGTTGAAGAAGGTGGAGCTGGCGGTCGTCCATTTGTTGAGGTGCTTGATCAGGTACTTGGTGAGGTGCCGCGCATTGCGCTTGGCCCTCATCAGCTGGGCAAGTAGGTGATCCTCAAACACCGAGACCCCGTAATTGGGGTTTGCCTTGAGCAGGCTGGCCGGGTCAAAGATGTCGTCGTCATCGTCAATGGTGTAGATCAGGGCGAACAGCTCTTCGTCCGGCTCGGCACCACTGAGCATTCTGACGCACTCATCCCAGAACTGTTTGCATGGGCCAGCCGGGTTAACCCCTGCAGTGCTGATCACCAGCATCATGGGCTGCTCTCGCGCCCCCTGGCCGGTCTCCATGGTGTCATACAGTTCAGGACTGTAATGTTCGTGGTACTCATCGACTATCGCCAGATGCGGGCTTGAGCCATCACCCGGATTGCCGATCACCGGCTCAAACACCGAGCCATCCTGACGAAGCATCTTCTTGGCGCAAACCTGAATGCCAAACTTGCGGCGCAGGTTGGGCAGCTGGGCCACGATCTGCATCGCGGGCTTGAACACTTCCCACGCCTGTTTTTCCGTGGTGGCTCCGCAGTACACCTCCGCGCCGGGCTCATCGTCCGCCGCAAACATGTAGAGGCCATTGCCCGCCGCCACGATGGACTTGCCATTCTTGCGTGGCACGAACAGGGCCGCCCGCCGGAACCGGCGCAGCCCGTCCTTCTTGCGAACCCAGCCGTAAACGCACGCATGAAAGAACAGTTGCCAGGGCTCTAGCGTTATCCGGCGCTTGTCCAGCGGCAGGCGCCGCCATTTGCCCTTTGTGTGTGGCAGCAGTTGCAGGAACTTGCAGGCCCGCTCTGCCCTGGCGGCATCGAACCGATATGGGTAGTCCTTTTCTTTGGACTTCTCCAGATCATCCAGGTGGCGCTGACACGCCTGCTGAATGTACTTGCAGGCGATGACCCGACCCGATACCACGTCGCGGGCATACTTGTTCGCGGCGTTGACGTTCGGGTTCTTGGCCATCAGAAATCCTCGAACTCATTTCCGCCATCAGGGCCAGTCCCGCCACCTCCGCCCATCAGGCGGCGATAGCTGGTAGGGTCAAGGCCGAGCAGTGAGCCGATCCTGACCATGGAGGAGATCGCATCCTGACGGACAGCAACGGCGGGATGTTTCTTGATGCCCTCGGCGGTGGCCGAGGTGATGCCGTCATCCAGCACCATCTTCTCGGCCTTGAGGTACAGGCCGAACGAGTTGCAGTAAGCCAGCACCAGCGGCAGGTGATCTTCTGTGAGCTGATGACGACCGATCAGAATCTTGACCGTGCTACGCCAAAGCAAACGCGCCTCGGCATAATGCAACTCAGGAGGAGCGGGCGGCGCCCGCTTGATGACTTGATTGGATGGCGCAGCAGGCAGATCGCCGCCAGACTTGCGGCCACCTCCAGCGGCTCTTGTCATTATCCGAACTCCGTAGCGTTATCCCTTCCAACGCGCCCGAGTTTCAGCGTTACATAACGCAATTTCAGGAAATTTTCCTTATTTCTCGCTCGCGTGAAAAACTCTAGGCGGCGGTACTAAGGGGCTTGAGGCGGTAGGGATTTGACCACCCCCGCCCCGCCTGACCTGCGCCGCGACTGGATCTCGGCGGCCTTTTTGGATCTCTTGAGGATCTCGCCGAAAGGGTGCCTGGGGAGGGCTGTTTTCTGGGTTGGCGTTCAGTTTCACGCCAGTTCACCGCCAGTTCACCGCCGGTTCAGCCGCTCGTTCGCGGTCTTAACCTTGTGGTGAGCGGTACAAATGGACGCCAAGTTGCTCGGGTCATCCGTGCCGCCGTGCGCCTTTGGCACCACATGGTCAACAATGTTCGCGGGGGTGTATGTCCCCTCGCCCAAGCAGGTCAGGCAAAGGTATCCATCACGCTGCAAGATAGTTTCCCGCAGCTTATCCCATGCCGAACCATACCCGCGCTGATGCCTGGACAACCCAGCCTGATATCGCTCCCACCCAGAAACACGGTGAGCCTCGCACAAGCCGGACTTGTCATTGGTCAGAGCACTGCAACCGCCAGGATGGCGGCATGGCTTCATCCGTCTTGGCGGCATGGTCACTCCACAATAAGGGCCGCCTGCTGCTGCTATGGGCATTGCTGCAAGGCGCTAGCATTAGGCGGCGAAGTAAATCAATGGCGATGGGGGTAATTGCTCTCAACAATGGCACCAGAGGAGATAGTGCCGGTGATGCTGCTGGGACCAATTACCACCTGTTCAACAACAGTCTGCCTCGCTTGCAGTCGTGACACAGCCGCAAGCAAAGATGCGTGACTAGCCTCCAGGATACGGGTGGAGCGCCGGAGCTGGAGCAGCAAATAAACGTTGCAGGCAGCAGTGAACAACAGGATAGCGGCGGTTAACATGGCATTACTCCTTTTCACAAAGGCATGGACTCACCAGGTCGGTTCCCCTCCCTCGCTGTCCTGTTAGGTTAAGAGCCCATGCCTTTGTGTTGGGTGAGGCGCCACCATCATGGTCGAGCCAAAAGGGTCAATCATGTCTGATGCTGATTGGTCGCCAGTGGCAGCGCCTCGGTACTCACTGCTTGATGCACTCACGCACATCTGTAATCCAGTTGACCAGCTCGGCCTGAGCGTCAGGCGGCAGATGCACCCAACCGTCAGGGCTGACCGTCCACACCAGGCGGGGCGGCGTGGTGTAGCAGCTGGGCTTGGCCGCTGGCGCTGGGGTCATACACCCCGGCAGCAGGGCCGAACAGACCAGCAAAAGCAGCAGAGGGAGCGGCATTCGCCTGCTCCCTCCGGTTGTCCTGGTCGGCATAATAGGCAGCCTCCCTAGAGCTTTTGATTTGCTCGGTCACCAGCAGGGCGAGCCGGGTCAGTCCGCTTATCAGTACCGGATCCATTCTTCGCACTCCCCCAGTTCGCCGCCAGCACGTCCAGCACGATGAGCACCGGACGGGGCAACTTCTCCCACCACGTCTGCGGGATAGCTGCGCGCAACTGCGCCCACACCACCAGACAGACCCCAACCACTGCCACCCAGGCGGCCGCATGAGGGCCAAACACCTGCACCAGCAGGCCGCCGACATTCAACTCATCCATCGTTTACCTCGCACCATTGCTCACGCCATTGAAACGCCGCGCAGGATCAACTCCCGGCTATAGGGCTGCTGGCCGTTCTCATGCTGGACGATGGCCTGAATCAGATCAGCCACCATCGCACCAGAGGCCAAGTCGAGCCGGGCATCCGGATTGACGCCCAACTCCTTAGCCACCGCATCGATATAGGAGCTGGTCACGTTCTCACTGGGCGGGGCCCAGCGATGGATAACCTCTATTACCGTATCGATCCCGGGGCCACCCACACCCGGCAGACCATCCCGCCGGGTGTAGTTCCGCAACACCCGCGCCATTGCCCGGATGCCGTATTCAGGGCTGATGAACCGGCAGAATCGGCCATCGCTCGGCTTGTCTTTGTCCAGCCCATCCCACGGATTGCTTGGGTTATGGTCGATATTGCCGGGGTTGTTGTTGCGCAGGCCGCGCAGTTCGTGGAACAGCTTAGGCATCAGCCCTCCTCGCGGCGGCGCCGCTTATCAATGAATACACAGCCACCCAGGCGGCTACCGCTTTCAATTCGAGCCATTGCCAGCCCTCCGGTCCAGCACGCCCACCGCAAACCCCCTGATCTTCTCTACACCGAGAAAGCCGATGGAGCCGCCCACAAACCCAGCGGCCGTGGCAGGAATGCCCAGCATATCGAGCCCGGAGATCACCGACAGCGCGATGGCGCCGCACAAGGCCGACTCCAGCAGGCGCTGCCGAACGCCTCCGCCGGAATAGGTCACCCGCAACCAGGCGATGACGACAGACAGGCCGAAACCATGTAACGACGGCCAATGGATATCGATCCAGGCCAGTAGCCAGGCCAACAGCCCAGGGTCTTTTTCAGGCATCTTCACATCCACCAGCCCACAGGGCGCCAGAAACGAAAAAACCCCGGCGCAGCCGAGGTTAGAAAGGGAAAATAAAAAAGACCGCATCCTTTCGGGTGCAGTCTTCCATCATTGTGACTCAATTTACACAAAGTTGCTGGGCACTGTCAAACACCCATTGCTTGCATTTTCTGCTGCAGTCACGCCACGATTACAAGACCGCATCAAGCCAGACTAGGATCAGGTGGATTCATAACCACTAGAGAGCCGCGGAGGTCACCCGCTTGTAAAACCCCTCCGCCTCGCTCTCCTGTTCATGGCACCAAGCCAGCACGGCTTGATAGAGCGGGTACCACTGCCGCTCCCATGCCCCACGGCTCAGGGTGCCCAGCCTCGGCTCGATGGCGCTCCGGATCCGGGTGGCAGGAATGGGCCGCAGCCCGGTACCGTCGCAACGCGGGCATACCTTGCTGATGGCCTTGCCATGCAGCCGGCTGGCCTCGAGATCGCGGATCGTCCCGCGTCCGCTGCAGAACTGGGGATGGCAGGCCGCCCCCGGCGTATCCACGGTGCGGCAGTAATGCGCCACCGCCATATCCGCCAGCGTCCTTAGGGCCATACCCTGCCCTCGCGCCTTGGTAACCCCCACATAGTGAGGTGCAATACGGGCGCACTCGGCCCGCACCGCCAGCAACGCTTTCTCGGTCTCCACGCTGTCTTTGCAGTAGCGCGCCATCACCAAGGCCAACCCGACCCCCTCATGCTTCTGAACCAAACCCAATGCCGTCATTACATCACTCTTTGTCAAATGAGAACGCCCCGTTGACTGCGCCTGATAGGCCTGCAGCATCACAGAACGCGGATCCCCAACCGTAATTGCATACTCAAAGCGCATCCATTACCTCCACCGACACCGAAACCATGCCTCCCTTCACCACCTTGCCGCGCTGCACCGTCAGCAGGTCGATCTGGCTGTCATCCAGCCACACCCCGGCGTGGGTCAGCGCATCCAGCGTCGCCTTGAGCATATTGTCCAGATCCCGGGCGCGGCGATCAGGCGGGCAAGCCAGCAGCACTACCTGCAAGCGGCCATCGAGGCGCATGCCGGCCAACCGGCTGATCAGGCACTGCTGGGCGGCTGCAGCACGAAAGCGTCGTCCCTTCTCACTCAGCAAGGTTCTCGGCTTGCCGCCCACGGCCACATTGCGCCAGATCTGATTGGTGGAAGGCGGCCACGGCAGGGTGACGATCCATGACTCAGGCTTTTGCATTGAACACTCCCAAGGAGCAAGCCAGCTCCAGTGTGTTGATAACGTGCTCCAACTGCGAACCGTGC